TCGGATGGGCCACCGAACCGGCCACCCTTCCCACGACCGAAGCCCCGACCTACACGGTCGAGTACACAGCTGGCTACTACCTGCCCGGCGAGTCTGGACGCAATCTCCCATCAGCGATCGAGCAAGCGGCCATCCTCACCGTCTCCGATGTGTTCATGAAGTCAACGCATGGAACGGGCAACATCAAAAGCAAGAAGGTCGGCGATCTCTCCATCGAGTACACGCAGAGTGCCGAGGGCCAATTCGCTTCAGTCGAAGTGAACGCGATCCCTGCGGCTGCACGATCACTCCTGCCGGTGAGGTACCTGTGATCCTCACTCATCCGCTCGCAGATCTTCTCCTCCAGACGATCACGCTGGAACGGCGCACTGGTCTGGATCAGTACGGCGCACACACCTACGGAACTGCCGAGAGCTTGGCAGCCCGCGTCGTCAATCGTCTGCGGATGGTACGCAACGTAGCTGGGCAAGAGGTCACCTCGAACACGACCATCTGGATCATCGGCAACAACGACATCAAGGCAGTCGATCGCATCACGCTACCGGATGGCACGCAGCCGCCGATCATCGACGTACTGACCTATCCCGACGAGACTGGCGTCACGCATCATCAAGAGGTGTTGCTGTGAGCGTTCGCGTCAAGGTCGCCTTCGAGAATGCCGAGCAGGTGCGAGACACCTTCAAGCGGCTCGGCGATAGCGCTGTCATGGCAACTGCTCGCGCCCTGTATCGGGCAGCCAACGAGATAATGACCGACTCGAAGCAGAACTACGTGCCGTTCAGATTGGGCACTCTGATGTCGAGCGGCTACGTCGCACAGCCGAAGATCGAGTCCAGCCACAAGGTGGTGCAGCACTTGGGCTACGGCGGCGCGGCGAGTGCTTACGCGCTGGTGCAGCACGAGAACTTGACCTATCACCACCCAGGCGGCAGACAGGCGAAGTACCTGGAGTTGCCAGCAGTCCGTCACTCGCCGCAGATCACATCGCTCATCACGGCAGAACTGCACGAAGCATTGAAGCGCGCAGCGAAGAAGGGTAGGGTCTGATGCTCATCGAAGACCTGGGCACCTACCTCCAGAACTCCGGGCACGGCACGCTCGGGTCCACGCTGTTCATTTACCAACTGCCCGACGAGCCTGACACGTGCCTCGCACTCAGAGGCTATGAAGGAATCGATCCGTCGTACTCCCATGACTCTGTGCTGCCGTCCTTCGAGCGACCGCGTCTTCAATTGACGGCGCGATCAGCCACCATCGAGACGGCGATGGCGATGGCATGGGCAGCGTGGCGCAACCTATCCCGCATCAAGAACGAGAGCATCAACGGCAGTTTCTACCTCGCGGTCCGACCTCTCCAATCGCCGTTCATCATGGAGCGTGACAGCAGCAACCGATGGATCGCGGCAGCGAACTTCGAGGTCTGGAAGGAGATCTGATGGACGACGGCGAACCCAAGACGAAGGCGATGCGTGCGCCCATCACGAAGCCGATCACGCAAGCGCCAGTCAGCAAGGCACCCGAGCCAGCTGCTGTGCCGTACGAGAAGCGCGAGTGGAAGGGACGCACGCTGTGGCAGTGCACGCGCTGCCCCTTCAACTCGCTGGATGAACGCGCCTTCTGGAGTCATTGGATGATGCGGCACCAGCCGCCAAGATCGACGCTGTCCGCGCTGGTGGGACCGGACGGGAAACCGCTTGTCAACAAGCAGGAGGAATGAGCGATGGCAAGGACGGCATTGACGGCGATCGCACTCGGTGGACCGCTGGACTACGACGGTGTCGGGCTGACGTGGACAGCGGCAGATCCGACGAACAAGAACCAGGTGACTCTGACCGGGCGCGAGATCCTGCTTGTGCGGAACGACAATGTCGGCACGCAGGCAGTGACCATCACCAGCGTCGCAGATCCGTACGGGCGCACGAAGGACATGACCAAGACGGTCGGGATCGGCGGCTATCACAGCTTCGGGCCATTCACCCGAGAGGGCTGGAGCACTGGCGGTCAACTCCTGATCGACGCGGCGGCTGCCGACGTGTTCTTCTGCGTGGTGCGGCTGCCCGACTCGTGGGCTGGCAAGTGAGGAGGTGACAGATGGGCACTCTTGGATCTCACGGAACGCTGATCCAGATCGGTGATGGCGGCAACCCGACCGAGACTTTCGCCACCATCGGTGAACTGGGTGACATCAAGGGACCGGGCATCACCAGGACGACGCATGACGCGAACGTGCAGACGAGTGACTGGGCGGTGAGCATCCCCGGCCTGAAGAAGTTGGAGAACGTCACGTTCCCCATCAACTTCGATCCGGCCGATGCGACGCACGATCACCTGACCGGATTGATCAAGGATGTGGTGGATGGGACGAAGCGCAACTTCAGGATCATCTTCCCCGACGTGGGGACCACCACATACCAGTTCGCGGCGTATGTCGTGAACGTCACGCCGAATGCTCCGGTCGATGGAGTGCTGACCGCCGACGTAGAGCTGCTGCCGACTGGCGAGCCTGCGCCGTCCTTCGGCGTCGCATAGGGAGTGACCCGTGGACGCGGGTTACTTCTCGGTCACTGTGCAAGTTGACCGTCCGCGTGAGCTACGCATCGACTTCAACGTACTCTGTGAAGTCGAAAAGGTGACGGGTCTGAACCTCTTGCTCGATCCGCAGGCTGCGCTATCAGCGCAGGGAGTGCGAGCACTCTGCTGGTGCGCGTGGAGACGCAGCGACCCGACGCTCACGATGGATCAAGCGGGCATCATCGTCGGCGCGTACTTGCCGAAGGTGCTCGCAGCGGTCACGTCTGCGATCACGGCAGCGTATCCGATGAAAGACGATCAGGAGGAAGCACCGGACCCTCAAACAGCGCCGCTCCTCGGTTGACGTGGGAGGAGCTGTGGGCTACCGGCAGAATGCTGCTCGGCCTCACATCAGAGGAGTTCTGGCGCATGACGCCACGTCAGTTCTTGCTGCTGTCGCGGATGCGTCGGCAGGAGATCATGCGTCAGGAGTTCGGACCAGCACTGATCTGTACCGCGATCTCAGCCGTCGTCGGCGTGAAGCGATCGCCCTACGACTTCATGCCATCGATGGTCGGCAGACGCAAGCGCAAGACGCAGACTTGGGAAGAACAACTCCAGATGGTCAAGGCGCTGCACGCCAGTATCGGAGGCGCTGATGGCGACAGTCAAGGTCGCTGATCTGCTCGTAGCGATCACCGCTGACGCGAAGGGCTTCAAGGCCGAGATGGATGCGGTGGCCGGGAAGATGAAGCAGACCGGCAAGGACATGGAGTCCATCGGCGGCAAGCTGTCTGCCAACGTCTCCCTGCCGTTGCTCGGTGTCGGCATCGCTTCCGCGAAGATGGCCATGGAGTTCAACCATGCGTTTACGACGATGCGCGTGCTCGTCGGACTCACATCAGAGGAAATGCAGGGATGGAAGGAGGACATCCACGAGTTAGCGATCGAAACAGGACGCAGTTCCCGCGAATTAGCGAACGCGATGTTCTTCATCACGAGCGCCGGTCTGCGCGGCGCGACAGCGATGGCAGCACTCGAAGCATCAGCGAAGGGTGCAGCCATCGGGATGGGCGACACCAAGACGATCGCATTCGCTACCGTCTCTGCGGTCAACGCATTCGGCATCGCAGCAGAGGAAGTGGACAAGGTCGTCGCCCAATTGATGATGACCGTGCGCTACGGCAACCTGGAAGCCTCGACGCTCGCGCCAGTGCTCGGTCAGGTGATCCCAGTCGCGTCTGAACTCAGCGTCGGCTTAGATCAGGTAGGTGCTGCACTCGCAGCGATGACGCGCTTGGGCGTTGACTCGCACATGGCGGCGACCTCCCTGAAGCAGATCCTCATGACCATCTTGAAACCGAGCGATCAAGCGAAAGAGGCTCTGCTGAATGTGGGGCTGAGTGCAGCCGGTCTGCGTCAGGAATTGCGGGAGAAGGGACTGCTGTCCGTCCTGATGACACTGCGCGGCGCGATGGCATCGAACGAAGAAGGTCTCGCCACAGTGTTCGATAACGTCCGCGCCCTGACTGGCGTGCTGAACCTGATGGGCAAGAACGTCGAGACGACGAAGATGATCTTCGACGGCATGGCACAGACCGTCGGGGAAGATCTGAACGACGGGTTTGAGGTTGTCACCGAGACTGCCGGGCACAAGTTCAAGGTCGCTCTGGCAGAACTCGATTCCGTGATGGTCGATCTCGGCGCGACTACGATGCCGCCGCTCGTCGAGCAGATGACGCGACTCTCCGATGCAGCCAGCAGTTCTGTCGAGGCATTCGACAAGCTGGACCCTGCGGTCAAGGATCTCACTGTCGACCTCGGCTTGCTACTCATCGTGCTCGGCCCCGGACTCGAGGTGCTCGGGATGTTCACGCGCAGCGTCGCGACAGGGGTCGGCACTGTAGGAGCATTGGGTACAGCAGCGGTCGCTGTGCGGACTCCATTGACAGGATTGGCTGGAGTGATGATGGCTGGCACCAGTGCGACAGGCGCAACTGCTGCTGCTATCGGACTCGCGAGTAGTGCGCTCGCCGTATTGGCAGGTTACATCGGATGGTTCGCTGGCTCCAAATTCAACGATTGGTTGATGAAGCAAGAAGCATGGGCGAAGTTGACCGGCAACATAGCAAACCAAGAGAAGGAGTACGCGAACCAGCTGCTCAAGGATGAAGAAGTTTGGGAAATGACCTACAACGCCTACGAGAAGATGAGAGAGAAGGTCGGCGCGACCGGCGACGAGTTCTACATCTCGAAAGAGGCGACGAAGGAATCTGCCGAGCAGATGGCGCGACTGATGCCGGTGATGCAGCAGATGGTGCAGCAGCAGAACCAGCAGACGACCGCACTGCGAGAAACGAAGGACGCTCAGGATCAGCTGGCGAAAGATGTCGAGGAGCAGAAAGCGAAAGAAGCGAAGCTGGCTGACGACTACCTTCAGAAGCTCCGCGAAGAGTACGACATCTACACGAAGGGCGATGTCCTCAAAGCGATCTCCGATCGCACCCAACACTACAAGGACATGGTCAAGTTGGGCGTCGAGGAGAAGATGCTACGCGGCGGGATCACCGACAAGCTGGTCGAAGAAGTCGGGATGCTCGCGGACTACAAGGTGAAGTGGAGTGAACTGCCGGAGGAGACGCGGAAGATGCTGACGGAGCTGGCGAAATTCTCGCCAGAACTTCAGACGCAGATCGACAAGGTCGGCTCACTCGGTGGCACGTACGAAGCATTGTTCCGCGAGGTCAGTGCGGGCTTCGCTGATCCAAAGACGGGCATCGCTCATGTCATGGGCGACACACTCAAGGGCGGCTTCGAGCAAGGGTTCGATGCTGGCATCGATGCTGGTCAAGAAAAGCTGGCAGCGTTCGCACGGAAGATGGAAGAGAAACCCGTTCAGATCCCCGCCGAGCTGGTCATCGATTGGTCGAAGTTCCAGCAGGTGATGGACGATCTGAGCAAGGGGAATCTGCCGCCGTCAGGGGGAGCGGTGCCATGAGTTTCACGAGCCTGCAGACCGGAATCGAGACCTACGATGAGATCACGAAACTCATCTTCCCCCACCCGCCGATCATCGAGGAGCGCTTCGCGGAATCCACCATCGGCACCGTCTCCGCATGGTCGCTGTCGAACACGGCGTGCGTGGTGCAGTACAACGGGACGCAAGCGCGTCGGATGCTGCGGCTATTCGTGCGGCGGCTCTCTGCTGCAGAGATGGCGACGCTCGTCACGCTGCGGGATGCCGGTGGGTTGGTGCGGGCGAAGATCACGCCAGGGACATCGACCACGATCCTCTGCGCGTTCGCTGAGGAAGGTGAGCAAGACTGGGTGCCGATGATCGCAGATCATCCAGAGAAGGATGCAACCGGCTCCGATATCCCGGCGCTGCTCAAAGTGTATGAGGCGCACATCGCTCTGATCAGGATGGAGTGAAGCATGGCGACGACGCTCGATCTCCGATTGGCGACCCAAGCTGGCAGCCCCGTCGGCAGCCTCGGGTTGCGATCAGCGAACATCAGCGG